CTGTATAATATTATAGGTGATGATAGATTATTTGATCAATTGGGTGAATTGGCAGAAGCAAATCCCGATGCCGATGCTCGTGATGTAGTTATGGTCTGGGTAGAAGAAAACATGCCAGAAATTTACGGGCAAATTATGTCTACTATTGGCGACGAAGATACTCCTGATCAATACAGTGAAGGTGATACTTATGGTGCTAGTGGTATGGATGACCCAGTAGTTGACGAAGATAATAGCAGCAGTGATTGTTGTGAAGCTGTTCAATCAGCAATTATTCGTCGTATTATTAACCAACACAAAGACTTATTAGTACAACACGGCCCACAAGCAATTATGGATGCGGCTAGAGATGTTGCTGAATGGGTAGGTGATGTTGAAGAAATCGGTTCTAGCGATGTTAGTGCTTATGTTCAACAAGTTGTTGATCAGTTAGAAGGCAGTGGCGAACTAGCAGAAGGCAAAATGAAAGAAGTTGACATGGATCTTACAGAACTGTCAGACGAAGAATTCCAGGCAAAATATGGCAAATCTAAAGAAGAAATGAAAGCAGCACTGGCAGAAGGTTACGAAGACCACGTTAACAAAGATGAAAAACTAAAACGTATGGGCGCAAAAGACTTAAACTTTTTAGACAAACTTAAAACTATTCCTCATGGTATTAAGGCAATAGCTAAAGATGAACCAGAAGACGATGTATCATTATATAACAAACAGTTTGATGAAGATATTGCGCAGATGCGCAGAATAGCAGGTTTAAAGTAAAATAACAATTATAATATCAATTAGAAAAAGGCACTTTTATAGTGCCTTTTTTGTTGGCTGATAAGTATTATTATGAATGTAGTTGTCTGCAACTTCCCACCAATGCCAAGTTGGAACTTACCGGGTGCCCCTGCTGTCTTATTAGGGGCAACTAAGTGGTTAGGTCTATCAGCGGCATTTCTTGATTTCAATAAAGACCCCAACGGTACTGTGTCATTCTGGGCAGAACAAATATTAGCGTTTGATCCAGAAGTAGTTGCTTTAAGTGTATTTACTTACAAGAGCAAACCCAAAGCACAGGAATTAGTAACGTTATTAAAACAGTTAAATCCCAAAATAACAATAGTAGCCGGCGGCAGTGGCATTAAAGATAGTATAAACGGCAAAGTGGCAATGACTGCTGACGTTTGTATAGAAGGTGACGGCGAGGTGCAGTGGCCAAAGTTTCTAACAGAGTTCTTTGGTATTGATAGACAATTAGATTTTACTCCAATGACAGCTCCCTATCTACCGTATTACGGTGATTACGATGTTAACTTTTATAAACAAGAAGCTGAGAAAGTTGAACAACCGATCTGGGTTCCTATATCAGGATCTAGGGGGTGTGTACGTAAATGTACATTCTGTGAAATACACGAGCATTGGAAGTTTTCTCAACGTGCGCCCAAATCTATTGCGGCTGAAATAGAGCAGATCCTAACAACATTTGATCATGCCCATATCCATTTTACTGACAGTTTAGTTAACGGATCACTGCCGGCATTTTATGAGTTGTTAGATCATCTGATTGAAATTAAACAGCGTTTCCCTAAATTTTCGTGGGGCAGCCAGTTTATTATAAGAAACGCTAGTCAGTCTAATGAAGATTACTGGCGCAAAATTGCAGCCTCTGGCAACATTGTTTTAGAGATAGGGGTAGAAACAGGCAGTGATAATCTTAGGCAGCAAATGAAAAAGAACTTTACTAATGCTGATTTAGATCATAGTTTAGAATACATGGATAAGTTGGGCCTTCGTGCCATTTTACTTATGTTTGTTGGTTACCCTACAGAAACACTCGACGACTTTCATCAAACCCTAGCAATGCTAGAACGTTACAAGCATCTAGTAGGTAAAACAATTATAGAGTTACAGGCAGGCTACAATCTAAGTATCCACCCAGGCACACCGTTGTATACTACTAGTCGAGCAGATCCTAACATGATATTAACAAAAGAAGTAGGTATATGGTATAATAAGTCAAACCCTACATTAACTGCGGAAGAAAGAGTGCGCAGACGCAAACAGCTACAAGAAGTAGCAGTATCGTTGGGATATACTATGACATACGATAATACTATTGCTATTAAAGAATTAGAAGGGCAACTCAAGCGTGATGCTATTATCATCGACATAGTAGAACGTAAGATTGGTAAAAATAGTTAGAAATATCTCTTGCGAGATAAATATATATAACGTATAGTATATAGATGCTTATACGTTTTAGGCATATTAAAGACCAACTTAACATAAAGGAAATTATCATGGCAACATCATTAGCAGAAATCAGAGCAAAACTACAAGCCCAAGAAAACCGTAGCAGCGGCAACGGTCAATCACAAGGCGACAACGCAATCTACGCACACTGGAACATTCCAGAGGGTTCAAACGCTAGAGTGCGCTTTCTTCCAAACGCAAATCCAAAAAACGACTTCTTCTGGGAAGAACGTTTAATGATCAACTTGTCTTTCGCAGGCATTAAAGGTCAAACAGACAGCAAACCAGTAACAGTACAAGTACCATGTGTAGAAATGTATGGTGAATCTTGCCCTGTACTAGCAGAAGTACGTACATGGTTCAAGGATCCAAGTTTAGAAGAGATGGGTCGTAAATATTGGAAAAAGAAATCATACTTGTTCCAAGGTTTTGTTCGTGAAAATCCACTAACAGATGACCAAGCACCTGCGAATCCAATTCGTCGCTTTATCATCAGCCCACAAATCTTTAACTTAATCAAGTCAGCGTTACTTGATCCTGAGTTAGAAAACTTACCAACAGACTACCAAGGTGGTTTGGACTTTACAGTTAGCAAAACATCAAAAGGTGGATATGCTGACTACTCAACTTCAAAATGGTCACGCAAAGAATCTGCGCTAACAGCAGAAGAAGCTGAATCTATCGAGAAGCACGGTTTGTATAATCTTAGCGAATTCCTTCCTAAGAAACCAAGCGATGTTGAGCTTAAAGTTATCAAAGAGATGTTTGAAGCATCAGTTGATGGTCAACCATACGATACAGAACGTTGGGGTGCTTACTATCGCCCACGTGGTGTGGCAGCAACAGCAGCTCCGGCAGCAACAGCTACAGCAGCTCCAGTAACGGCAGATCGCGCAGTAGAAAGTGAACACGTAGAAAGTAACCCTCCGTTCACTCCTGATCCTGTTGTAGTGGAAGATGAAGTGGCAGTTAGTGCTCCAACAGCACCAATAGCTACTCCAGCAGCTGGCGGCCAACGTGCTGAAGACATCCTAGCGATGATTCGTAACCGTCAAAAAACTAACTAGTAGTATATAGATGTTATCTAGGTTAGATGAAATAATCTTTCCTAACCGCTGTGAAGTATTAGAAATAGTACCGTCACAGCGGTACGTCTACCCCATCTTTAAAAATGGTAGCAGTTCCTTAGCAACGGAAGCTATAATACAGGGCTGGCGACCATTGCTAAATCAGCAGATCCGAAAGTTGGGTAGGATCGAAGTATTCCTCAGAGAGCCGTCTGTTCGGTTTATCTCTGGGGTTAATACTTTTATTACTGAAACTCTAATCCTAGAACCCAATCTAGATCCTAAAACAATACTATATTTTGCTGAAAACTATCTATTTTTAGATAGACATTTTTTACCACAATTCCATTGGCTAATTCAGTTAGCAAGATACGCAGATCCTAACGTAATATTGTATCTTAGAGATATTGCTGAATTATCTGAGCTAACTACAGCTAAAGAAAACCAGCAAGAAGTCAATGAAGACCTACGATTACACCTGCTAAACAATCAACACATTATCAAATACAATAATTTAGATCGTGTGCTGATAGATAATTTTATAGGTAAAGAAACTACCTTAATAGAAATTGTAACATATATACAAAATACACAACCTGTGCTATTCAATAAAATAATTAAACATAGTCGAGATATCGTTAATGTACTGCCCTAGACTTGATCATTTTGTACGCTTTAATCCTAACGGTACTGTAGGCCGTTGTGGTCACATGATTGAGTCACCGCAGTTTGAAAATTTAACTGCTATGGATAGTAGTACGTGGCTTAAGAATATTAAACAAGAGTTTGCTGATGATACGTGGCCCATAGAATGCGTTCGTTGCAAAGAAACAGAAGCAATTAATAGTTCTAGTATTAGACTAAATGCTATTAAATTTGATAGAATACAACAGCAACCTGACTATTTGATAGTAGGCGGGGTGCTAGACAATGTATGTAACAGTGCTTGCCTAACCTGTGATGAAAATCACAGCACATTAATTGGCGGATTAAAAAGCAAAACGTACACTATAGTGGATAATTCAAATAAGTTTTGGGAATTGCCACTAGATAGAATTGTACATTTAGACATCAATGGCGGCGAACCTAGCTATAGTAAAAACTATAAACATATACTAGCTAACTTACCTACTAGCATTAAGTCAGTTAGACTAAACACAAACTGTAGCACAGTGTTAGAAGAACTATTACCGTTAGCTGATCGCGGAGTTGACATCACAGTAACCGTTAGTTTAGACGGCATAGGCCCTGTACACGATCTTGTACGTTATCCCATCAAATGGGCCAAGTTCTATGCTAACCTACAGCGTTATATGGAAATGCCTGTAAAGTTGAATACATGGACTACTGTTAGCGTATTAAACATAGACGATTTACCTAACATATTAGCGTTCGTTAAAGAGCATAAGTTAGATCACAGTTATGCTTATTTAAAACATCCATCTGAGTTAGATGTTAAAAATAAAGACACCCCGGAATCCTTGGCATACATACAACAACAAAAACAATTACGAGGAATAGAATGAAAATAGCTATTACAGGACATACCGCAGGAATAGGACAAGCATTGGCTAACGTGTATGCTGCCCGCGGCCACGAGATTGTAGGGCTAAGTCGTCGTAGTGGATACAACATTAAAATACCTGCTAAGATCTTAGAGCAAGCAGCAAGCTGTGATATGTTTATCAGTAATGCTCAAGCAGGATTTGCTCAAGTTGAATTATTGTACAAACTAGCAGCGGCGTGGCAAGGGCAACGTCATAAACGCATCATGGTAATTAGTACTGCGTCAACATTATGCCCGGTTAGTCCCCAACCCGGGCTTGGTATGGATGAATATCGCACACAAAAGGTAGCATTAGAAGAAGCTGCCAGGCAGTTAGCTTGGCAAAACATAGGTCCTAGACTTCTATTAGTTAAACCCGGTGGTGTAGCAACACAGCCGGGCGATGTTAGTCCGTGGCCGGCCGCTGATGTCAATGAATGGGCAACTAAGTTAGTAGACTGTATTGAGTTAGTTGAACCTAATTTAGAAATTGTAGAAATAACCCTATTATCCAAGGATCCTACTAGATAATGGAAGCTAAAGAATACCTAACTAATAAACATTTTTGTCCACTGCCGTGGTCGGGGTTGGTGTATAATCCGGATGGCACAGTGGCAAATTGTACAAGAAGTAATGGCTTACTAGGTAATATTAAAGACAACACCATTGAAGAAATATTACATAGTTCGAAAAACATAGGTATCAAAGAACTAATGTTAGCAGATGAGCCTGGTCCGGACTGCTACGGTTGTTATGACAAAGAACGTGGCAAGAATAGTTTTGAAATCATTAGCGATCGTATATTCTATCTTAAAGAACTGCGAGAAGTCGATCGAACGCTGTACACCGACCCAATAAATTACAATTTACATAAGATAGATGTACGCTGGAGTAACTTATGTAACTTTGCTTGTGTATATTGCGGGCCAGAGTTGAGCAGTAAATGGGCTACAGAATTAGATATGCCCGTCGAAAGGCCCTCGGCGGATAAGTTAGATCAACTTAAAGCCTATATATTTGAGCATGCTAGCGATCTTAAACATGTGTACCTAGCTGGCGGCGAACCGCTATTAATGAAGGAAAACTTTGAATTACTTACATTATTACGTAAAGTTAATCCCGGTGTACATCTTAGAGTTAATACTAACCTAAGTAAAGTTGATACTAGAATATTTAATTTAGTCTGTGAGTTCAAAAATGTACATTGGATAGTAAGTGTAGAAGCAATTGAGGACGAATACGAATATATACGCTACGGCGGCGAATGGCAGACCTTTTTAGATAATCTAAAAATTATTAGTAGTTTGGATCACAAAATAACATTTAATATGTTACACTTTGTATTAAACTATCGATCTATTTTTGATTGTGTTGACTTTTTATCAGCACAGGGGTTTCACAATAATAGTTTTGTCATATCAAATTTAACTGGCCCTTCCCAATTAGATGTTAGAAATCTACCCGATAGTGTATTAAAAGTAGTAGCAACAGCAATACAAGATCGTATTAGCCAAAATCCAAAGTTTTTACTTGAAGATGGGCTAAAGAATATGTTACAATACATACATAAACCATTTGTAAAGAATATAGATTCTAGTTTACAATTTTTATCTCAACTAGATCAAAGAAGAAATATAAGTAGTAGGAATACATTTAAAGAATTATATAGTTTAATAGAGAGAGGCAAATAATCATGGCAAAACCGTTTGATATTAGTAAGTTTAGAAAGAGTATTACCAAGAGCATTGAAGGTCTGGGCATTGGCTTTAATGATCCGACTGATTGGATCTCAACAGGCAACTACACATTAAACTACCTACTCAGCGGAGACTTTAACAAAGGCATCCCAATGGGTAAGGTAACTGTGTTTGCTGGTGAATCAGGCGCGGGTAAATCATTTATCTGTTCAGGTAATATTGTGCGCCACGCACAAGAGCAAGGCATTTATGTTATCTTAATTGATACAGAAAACGCACTTGACGAAGCATGGTTACACGCACTAGGCGTAGATACTACAGAAGACAAATTGCTAAAACTGAACATGGCTATGATTGATGATGTGGCTAAAGTTATCAGTGACTTTGTTAAAGAATATCGCACACTACCAGAAGAAGACCGCCCTAAAGTGTTGTTTGTTCTAGACTCACTTGGTATGATGCTTACTCCAACAGATGTTAACCAGTTTGAAGCAGGCGAAATGAAAGGTGACATGGGTCGTAAACCTAAAGCACTTACAGCACTTGTACGTAACTGTGTAAACATGTTTGGTACATTAAACTTGGGCTTAGTAGCAACTAACCACACATACGCTTCACAAGATATGTTTGACCCAGATGATAAAATTTCAGGTGGTCAAGGTTTTATCTACGCATCAAGTATTGTAGTTGCTATGCGTAAACTTAAACTTAAAACAGACGCTGATGGTAATAAGACTACAACTGTTAACGGTATCCGTGCTGCTTGTAAGATTATGAAAACACGTTATGCTAAACCGTTTGAGTCGGTACAAGTAGAAATTCCATATGAAACTGGTATGAGTCCTTACTCAGGTATGGTAGATATGCTAGAAGCTAAGAACTTGCTTAAGAAAGAAGGCAACAGCTTAGTCTATACACTATCAGATGGTGTTGTTATTAAAAAGTTCCGTAAAGCATGGGAACGTAATGAAGATGAGTGTCTAGACAAAGTAATGGCAGAAATTTCAGCTAATGTTAACCCTTTGCTAAGTACTGAAGCTGTTGAAGCCTCAGATGAGGACTTAAGTGAAAACGTAGCACCAGAACAAGGAACAGAAGAATGAGCTTAGAAGTAGATATCTTAGGCGAAATGTGGTTAACGACAAAAGAGTATATTAATTCTAAAGATCGTCAAGCAGCCGCAGACCATGTGATCAGTGTAGTAGCTGATCACAGCATCACAGAAGCAGACCTTAAAAAGTTTGGTGGCACAGATGCATACCTTAAACGTGCTGTTGAAGAATATTTAGGTGAAGATGACGCAGCTGAATATGATGACGACGATGGAAGTGACGACTATTAATGTGGTATAACCGAGTAGTTCAGAATATTGCCAATCTCCCCGACTTTATAGATTACTACACTAATGAATTAGCTGTAGCTAAAAAAGAAGTTGGAGTGTACGGTAATATTGAAAAGAACTTAGCCGCACTACCAGGCATTACTGAGCAACGCTTTAATCAACTACAAGAGATTGAAGCTGTGCTTAATCTTCTTAACATTCGCTTAAGAAAAATCCGCAAGGAACACTTTAAAAAATACCTAGAAGCATACGCACGTGCGTTAACCTCACGTGATGCTGAAAAGTATGTAGACGGTGAAGATGAAGTCATTGATATGGAAACTATCATCAATGAAGTGGCCTTACTACGTAACAAATGGCTAGGTATTATGAAAGGCCTAGAAAGTAAGAACTTTATGTTAGGTCACGTAACCCGTTTGCGTACCGCCGGTATGGAAGATGCCTCAATCAATTAACGAACTCTTAGAAGAGTGGGAACAAATAAAACAATTAGGTTGCCCGACTGCTGTTGATATTATAGATGTAAGTGGATATGCCCATGCTAAAAATCAAGTTGATATACTAGCACAAGAGATACGCAATAGCAGATTACTCAATGATCAATCTAAAGAACTACGCAGTACTGCTAAATTTATAGAGGCTTATTGTGATTTTAGTAGAGATTTCTTATTTAGGACCCTAAAAAATGACCGAAAGACACAGTCTTAAAATATTAAATCAGCTATACGAGTACGATAGTTTCCTAGACAGTATTCATACGATTGCCGACATGGGCTGTGGTTCAGGCGAAGATACTCTATGGTGGGCAACTTTAACTACCCGTGACGACCCTCCACAACCTCATAATTACACAGTCTATGCCGTGGATCGAGACCCTGGAAAGTTAGCGCAGGTGCCCGACCTTCCAAACATTGTTAAACGAGAAAAAGATTTTACAGAGCTATGTCTGCCCATTAAAGTTGATTTTATGTGGGCACACGATAGCCTACAGTATGCCACTAACCCATTAGACACATTGCGATTATGGAATAGTATGCTAAATGTAAACGGTATGTTGGTTATTTGTGTGCCTCAGCATAGCGGAGTTGCTGACAACAAGTACTACAGTAGATCGCACAGCGGGTGCTTCTATCATTATACACCCGTTAACCTATTGTACATGTTAGCAGTTAATGGATTTGACTGTCGTGATGCTTATCTATTAAAACAATTTAATGATTCTTGGCTACACATAGCAGTATATAAATCCTCAGTGGCTCCGATGGATCCAAAAACAACCACATGGTATGATCTAGTAGACAGCGGCCTACTGCACACTACCTTAGTTAACAGTATTAACAGTTACGGTCATCTCAGACAAGAGGACATATTGTACCCGTGGCTAGATCGCGAAAACTATTTTGTTGACTATGTTAGCCAATGGACAGAAATTCCTGAAGAAGCAGGTGAACCGTCAATTACTGGGGTATTTAATACTAGCGAAGAATCTAACATCTCAATTATTAAACAAGCAAAAGAAACTACAATCGGCACTAAAATAGCCAAACCAATTGGCGTTATGCGCCCTCCAAAGAAAAAATATGATTAATCGAGTTGTACTAGTTACTGGAGGATTTGACCCACTTCACAGCGGGCACATAGAATACTTCAAAGCTGCTCGAGCACTTGGCAACATACTGGTTGTTGGCATTAATAGCGATGCGTGGCTAGAACGTAAGAAAGGTCGTGCGTTTATGCCCGGCACAGAACGTATTGCTATTATACAGAACCTAAAGATGGTTGATCATTGTATATTGTTTAACGATGACGACGGCAGTGCTGTGGAAGCAATTAATAATGTTAAGATGCTGTATCCTAATAGTCACATTGTATTTGCCAATGGCGGCGACCGTACTGCTAAGAACATTCCGGAAATGAAGTGTAAAGATGTTGAGTTTGTCTTCGGGATCGGTGGAGCAAACAAGCTCAACAGTAGCAGCTGGATTTTAGAGGAGTGGAAAGCGCCTAAAACCATTCGATCTTGGGGCTATTATCGTGTATTACACGACGTTTCTGGCACCAAAGTGAAGGAATTAACCATCGACCCAGGTAAGAGCTTATCAATGCAACGTCATATGTTTCGTAGTGAGGATTGGTTAGTTACTGAAGGCAAGTGCGCAGTACGTCAATTTGAAAGAGTATCGGGGCAGATAATCGAACAACAATTTAGTAGACACCAACGAGTCCACATAACTATTGAATCATGGCATCAACTAAGCAATCCGTTTGCTGAACCTTGCCGCATAGTGGAACTACAATATGGCGCACGTTGTTCGGAGAATGACATTGAACGAAAAGAATAAATACAATACTATGAAAATATTTGAAGTTGTACAAAAAATAGCAGAGGGTGGCGGTACTGGACCTGTTCGTTATAACAGCGAAGTTGGTCTGCTATTTGGCCTTATAGGACAGGGTCAATTTGACCCACAAAATCCAGAAGCAAGTATACCTGCGGCTAGATTGGCAAATCCTGTACAGACCTACAATGATATTAAAAAACTTTTAATTCCTAACTTTGACCCTAAGATTTTTACACAATGGGCAAGCCTTGCGCAACAAATTATGCCCAAAATTAAAGCCAAATCTGGCGGCCTGCCTACTAAACTAGGTTGGGCAGGCGGCGCCAACATTGCGGGCGGCGTCGCTGATATTAGCTTTGCGCAAAGTACTACATTAGGTATTAGTATTAAAGCGGAAGGCGGTATTACGCTGGCTAATCTAACACCTAAGAAATTAGGTATTGCTACTGCTAAGGGCGTAGATGTATTCAAATTCCACGCAGAACAAGAATACAATACTATGAAGCAGGCAGTATTTGCTGATGTTATTGCTGAAGCCAAAGCAAGCCCAGATCAAGAAATTATTCCTATTAGTCGCTACAGTATTAAATTTAATAGCTCACGCGGTGAGTTTGAGATTGTATACAAAAAAGGAAAATCATTAGTTTCAACCAGTGTAAGCGAAGAATTTATTTTAAATAACATCGGTAAGAACTCGACATGGCAACGTGTATTTGGTGATTGGTTCCAAAAAAACTGGCAAACAAAGAAAAGCTACGCTACTCCATTATATTCTAAGATTGCCAAGGCATTTGAATTAATAATTGAAAACCATCTACGAGAAAGCGGTGAATTAACGCAGATGCTACGTTTTGGGGCAGAACCTTACTATTATCTTACTCCACAAAATTTGTACTATGTTCCAACTATCGATCAAGTAGCACAGCTAACTATCAAACGTTTACGCTATGCTGAGCCAGATGGTACTAGTCAACGCTTTATTGCTGAGATTGGTCGCCCAGACAGTAAAGAAAACGCAGAGTTGGACATATACGTGCGCTATGCTAATGGTATGTTTGCTTGTAATCCTACGGTACGTATTCAAAGTTTAAAAAATCCACAGTTTATCAGCTGGGAACTATTGTAATTTAATTCAACTGACTGTATAATACAGTATGACTCTCAAACCTGTTAACGCACATCTAGATAGTGTTACCATCAGTGATATTGAACTTCACAAATTAATCACGACTGCTGAACTAGATAAAGATCTAAAGAATCTAGACAAGTTTGATGCTGACACCAACGCCAATAACTTTGCTGGCAATCCGTTCCTATACCACTTTCAATTTAAGAATCTACTTAAATGTCGCAGACAAGATGGCAAAACAATCTACGACATTGCTAACGATTCAACAGAATGGGCTAAGTTAATAGACAGCACACGCAAACGTAATCGTGGCGGTCGCACAGCGGCAGGTAATGTGTTTGAATGTTTCCGTATTAACTTAGGCAGTATTGTTATGTTCAAAGCAACTACTGCCAAATACCTATATAAGAAGTATCGAGCAAAGAGTGTACTAGATCCTACAGCAGGATGGGGCGGACGTATGTTAGGTGCTTGGAGTTTGGGCATCGACTATACAGGCATAGACACTAACATAGAAATGAAACCTGCTTATGAAAGCATGATCACATTCTTAGATGAGTATACAGGATTTAAGAATAAAAACTTTAAAGTCGAACGTGCTGGACTGCGTCAAATGATATGGGATAGCTGTTTAGCAGTAGACTTTAGTAAATTAGACTATGACTTTGTACTTACTAGCCCGCCGTATATCAACTTAGAGATATACGAGCACATGGAATTATGGGACAGTGACACTGCGTTCTATAAAGAGTTCTTTATACCCTTGTGGCAGAAATGTGTAGATAATATCAAGCAAGGCGGGCATGTTTGTTTTAACATTAGTCCTAAGATGTACGAAGACGCTGTAAAGAATGGACTTACACCTTGCGATGAAGAAGAGGATCTATTACAGCAAATGGGTCAGAAGAAAGAGTTGCTGACCACAGGTAAAAAGAAACATGATAAGATTTACATCTGGCACTGTTAAAATGATTGACACTGATCAATAAAGGTGTTATAATAGTTTTTTAAATGATAATTTAGGACAATAAAATGGCCGCAACAAAAAGTTCAGTAGAGGTTTATAATATCGACGATGCGCTAGCAGTATTTGATAATAATCAATTTAAGTTAATACTTGCGGCTGCTATACGTGCTCGTGAAATTGCTACTGCTCGTACTATAGCCGAACGTGCTGGCTCTAAAGTTAAATATGCTAATCGTGCCAATGTATCTGCAATTATTGAATTTGCTGAAGGTAAGATTGGTAAAGAGTATCTAGACAAGGTACGATAAGAATTTGGGCCCGAAGCTTAAACCTGGTATAAGCACTCGGCTCATAACCGAAAGACAGTGAGTTCAAATCTCACCAGGCCCACCAAATAAAGGACAAGTATGACAAACGAAGAATATGAACAAGCAATGAAAGAGTTTTTAGCCACCGGCGGAGAAATCAAACAAATCGCTCGCGGTGTACAAAGTGAAACAGCAACAACTAACTTCTGGGGCGCACCTAAAAAGAAACCAAAAGAAGTTGAAGTAATACCAGGGACAGATTTAGAAGTATAAATAAAAGATATAAATAAATTAACAAACAGGTTGACAGGCTAATAAATAGACTGTATAATAGTTGTTATAGTAAGAAATTAATTAAAGGAATGCGAAAGCAAAATGTTTAACCAGCTACATCAATTTAATATATCAAAACAAGTGTGCGCACTTGCCACGATGTCTTATTGGTCAGCGATTGAGACATTAGGCAATGATCGCACACCGAATAGTATCTATGGGGATCTTAATTAGAGTTTATATATAATATAAGTTAATTTTAATTAAGAACCCTAAGATCGAAAGACTTAGGGTTTTTTGTTTTATGTGTCTCGGAAACGAGGTCCAACAAGGCACATTAAAGATAGTTTGTAAACGGGCGGACAAGTGGATGGCATGTTCTTATGTGAACAGAAAATACTTGTTATAATAAAGTACACTGCGTCAAGAGCAAAGCGTCTTCTGATTTCAAGGGTCAACCAGTGTATTTTATTATACGCTTTCATATGAGAGCGTCGAGGAGTGGAAGCATCAACGGTGATGCAGTGGACTGTAAATCCGCCGCCTATGGCACGCCTGGTTCGATCCCAGGACACTCCACCAGTAATGCGGTGTTAGCTCAGTTGGTTAGAGCGCCAGCCTGTCACGTTGGAGGCCGTGGGTTCGAGCCCCATACACCGCGCCAAAGTTTCTCTGCCCATAGCTCAGCTGGATAGAGCACAAAGCTTCTACCTTTGGTGTCGGGAGTTCGAATCTCTCTGGGCAGGCCAGTTTTAAATCCTTTAGTAGTTTTTTTGGCATATAGCTCAGTTGGTAGAGCAGCGGACTGTTAATCCGCGTGTCCCTGGTTCGAGCCCAGGTTTGCCAGCCAAATATTCCGGTGTAGTATAATGGCAGTGCGATGGTCTCCAAAACCATTAGTGGGAGTTCGATTCTCTCCACCGGAGCCAAACATAAAGTATATAAAGATGTATATTAAACATATAAAAACCTTTAATATACATAATTATGTACATTACGCAACGGTACCAGAGTGGCCCAATGGCAGGGACTGCAAATCCTTTGTACGTCGGTTCAAATCCGACCCGTTGCTCCAAATGCCCTGTTAGTTCAACGGATAGAATTAGAGTCTTCGAAACTCAGGATGGGGGTTCGATTCCCTCACAGGGCTCCAAATATTACTGCTCAGTAACATTTCTAGTCAAAACTGACTAAATCAATGAAAATATTACTGCTCAGTAAGATTATAATGCGGGTATGATGTAATGGTAACCTACGACTTTGCCAAAGTTGAATTGCGAGTTCAATTCTCGCTACCCGCTCCAGTTTACGTTGCTTTGCTGGTTCGAGTCCAGCTTGTAGGTCAAGCGAAATAGCAGCCTACGGTAGTTTAATGGTAAAACAGCAACCTCTATGGTGTCTATAGTGTAGTGGTAACACTCAGGATTGTGATTCCTGCATCACGGGTTCGAACCCCGTTAGACACCCCATTTGACAAGTCAACTAAATGACTGTATAATACGCTTATGACCGAAGAACAACAATTAGCCTGGGATATACTAAGCACGCCAAATAATGCGGACTTTAAGAATTATCGCAGACAGCATCGTATGACATGGTTAACTAAAGATCGCAAGATATTGTTAATTAGAGACATGGAAACGGCACATATCATAAGTTGCGTCAATATGTTAGAAGCATTGGGGCAAGAAGAAACCTTGGCCTATAATGGCCTAATAGATGAACTAAGAAAGCGAGGAGAGCACGATGATGAAACCGTGGATTGAAAATATCAGTCTTGATGATGTACGCAAGGGCTATCATTACGACCCAGGTTTCAACAGTATGCTAATACAGATCGTAGATCCTGGTGTAGAGTTTCCAAAGCCTAAATATGACTTTCGCCGAGTACATCAGTTCTACTTCTTAGATGTAGAAGAAAGCGACAGCGAAAAGTTTTACTATGCGGCAGCCATTACCAACGCTGATGCTAAGGGTATTGCCGAAGCATTAAAAGAAGCATGGAACGAAAGTATGAATGTAGTGGTACACTGCCATATGGGGGTAGCACGTAGTGGTGCCGTGGCAGAAGTTGGGCATATGATTGGGTTTAGAGATACAGAAAAATATCGTATACCAAACCTTATGGTAAAACATAAGTTAATGTACTACTTGGATTTAGTGTAATAGTAAATACAATAAAGGGCAGTATATGAAAAAACTGAATTTCGACGAAGTGCGTGATTTTATTAACGCACAAACTCCAGAAACTAAAATATACATTGGCGGCGATAGTACACGCTTTCGTAAGAACGGACAATGGCATGCCGAATATACTTTGGCTATTGTAGTTCATATTGATGGGAAACATGGTTGTAAGATATTTGGTGAAACATCAACCGAAGTAGATTACGACCAAAAGCGCAATCGACCAAGTATGCGTCTAATGAACGAAGTATATAAAATTTCAGAATTATATTTGAAATTACACGAAGTATTAGAAGGGCGCGATGTTGCTGTTCACTTGGATATCAATCCAAACGAAGCGCACGGTTCGAGCTGTGTAGTAACACAGGCAATTGGTTACATTCGCGGTACTTGTAATGTTATCCCAATGGTTAAACCCAACGCCTGGGCCGCTAGTTATGCTGCAGACCGTTTACATCACGTATTAGCAGCATAAATAGGTTGACAATAGTGTGTGTTGACTATATAATATTATTATACTGACGCGGTGGTGGAGCAATTGGCAGCTCGCGAGCCTCATAAGCTCGAGACCAGGTTCGAGTCCTGCGACCGCAACCAACACTAGGGTTACACTTTTACTTTATGAAAGTGGGTCATTGCCAATACCATAACGGCACAGTGCATACGTTCTACTGCAAGGCTCCATTTCCGAGCGACTTGAGAAATACGTAGGGGTTTTATTGTTTCGTACCAGATGGAAACAGTCGGACAGGGTAACTACTCAGTTTAGGGCCAGGTAGTGCTGGTAGCTAGACACCTTGCTCCCATCGTCTAGAGGCCTAGGACACCCGCCTTTCACGCAGGTAACACGAGTTCGAATCTCGTTGGGAGTACCAAGTTTTAAGCCGGTTTAGCTCAGCAGGTAGAGCAGCGCACTTGTAATGCGAAGGTCAACAGTTCGATTCCGTTAACCGGCACCAAAAGTTTTATGCGGGATTGGTGTAATGGTAGCACAAGAGTTTTCCAAACTTTTAGCGAGGGTTCGATCCCCTTATCCCGCTCCATAGGAATATAAATGACTAAAGTCTATTGCGCAGCTCCGTGGAGAGGCTTACATATTACAACCGAAGGTGATGTTAAACCTTGTTGTTCTGGAGCATACGGATTTGGTAATATCAATGAACAAAATATTAAAGAAATATTAAATTCATTGAGCTGGCAAGAATTGCGAGAGCAAATTGCCAGTAATGATATTCCTAATTATTGTATAGGCTGTAAACAGCAAGGTGATGTCACTACTAGCGAACGTAACTGGCATAACAATAATAGTTTGGATATAAATGACTTAGGTTCTAATTATCATGCTCCTGCTATATTAGATGTACGTTGGAGCAATGCTTGTAATTTGATGTGCGTGTACTGTAATCCAAACGATAGTAGTATGTGGGCCAAAAAGTTAAGTATCCCACTACAGACTAAACGCAAAGAATATTATACTAATGTCATTGATTATATAACTGCTCATCAACAAAATCTTAAAACTGTGGCATTAATTGGTGGTGAGCCTTTGTTAATTCCGCAATGCGCAGACCTGCTTGACAATATACCGGACACAGTTGATATTCATGTAATTTCAAATTTAAGTTTAAACTTAGAAAACAATCCGGTATTTCAGCGCCTATCTACTAGAAAGAAAGTGCGCTGGAGTGTGAGTTTTGAAAATGTAGGAAAACAGTTTGAATTTGTGCGTAGAGGAGCAAGTTGGGAACAGTTGACTAAAAATTTAGATTTGCTATTGGGCTTAGAAAGAACGCAGGGCCATATTATAGACATACATGCTATTCTCAATATATTAAGCCTAAGTGCTTTTAAAGTATTGACTGATTTTGCCTTTGACAAACGTATTAAAATTGTATTTCAATTTTTAGATCAGCCTGCGGAATTGGATCTGCGTAAATTTCCTAAGCATATAGTTAATACTATTAAAACACAAGCAGAAAATGTATACAAAGATATTCAAACTGAATGGGATGAGCATAATACAATTGTTCAATATTTTGCTGCTGACCAAATTGAAGTACCTGATCAAATAGATAATTTTTATAAATTTGTAAATGAGTGCAGCACTGAAGATTTAAAATTTAATCAACTGTGGCCCGAACTAGATCAATTACTCCGCTAGATACCTTAAGGGTTCGTTGGCAAAGGTACAGCTTAGTACTATTCTAGGAGTAAGATTATTACCTAACATAACAACTTCGTGTGGTATGCGACTGTTAAACACAATTGGGTTCATCATATTATGATATTCGCCTACTAATGTTAATTTCTCTTTGGGGAAGTTGGTCATATCTTCGTGAAAGTATCCGTCCTTGGCAACATCGGATATCTTAGGTAAGTTTTGAAAATCTTCGTCGGACATTGTGTACCAACGGTTTACTGTATTCTTAGTGTTAAGTACAGGAAAGTTTATTTTAGCTACAACCGGTGGGCTGTCGATATGAACGGCAAAATTGTTATAGCAGATAGTAACAGCCATATCGCGTGGGACTAGATGATATAGTTTAAAAAAGTCTAATAAAGTTGGACAACTAGCAATTACACTATTGCGATCTAAGTAATGCCATTCTTGATCGTGCGTTTTCTCTAATAAGTCAGTATTAGAATGTAAATATTCATAGACTTCGTGACTTATTTGGTTAACGTTAGTATACTCTAGTTCGTAGTACGGTTTCATAAAAATATTTAGTGTATAGCACACTGTAAAGAATTCTTTAATCGCGTAGAGTTTGGGGTAAGCGGCACTCGGTAGTAGTTGAAAAACCCTTGTAGAGAATAGCCGACACAGCATGGAAAGAATCACAACCAATTTAGGTTGACGATAGTCGCGATGGCATGCTATAATAGTTTTATTAGTTTTAAAATTTGGAAGAAAGCCGGTACATTATGTATTCGAGGTTAGGAGAGACCGGCAAACCGTCCATATAAAGACCAGACCTCAATCTCGTAAGAGACAATTCTGGTTCCGCTGACGCGAAAAGAGGATGGGCTGCGCTCACGGGGTTTGTTAGGTTCCTGACACAAAAATACCTAACACTTGATTTCGGAGAGCTGGCCGAGTGGTCGAAGGCACTTCCCTGCTAAGGAAGCATACGGGCTTAAATCTGTATCGAGGGTTCGAATCCCTCGCTCTCCGCCAATTACTTTTTTCACCCTTTTGTAGTAAATAAATATTGCTATGAATGTCTTAACAAAACTCAAACAATTAATAGTACCAACTAAAACTTATGAAATACAAAAAGTAGCATCCAACGATCTACTTATAACGCACCGTAGTGGTGTAGTAATACAAATTAAAGAAGATGGCACTGTGTTAGTAGCAAGTCCAAGTAACTTAGAACTATATGCCAAGGGCAACCTACAAATTACATCAGGTACCCACATCGGGTTAGTAGCGCCAAGGATTGATTTAAATTGAATCGTGAACAAGCAAACGAACGCTTATGGCAATTTAAACCTGTACACACTCAGGTTGAAGCAGATGAGTTTGTAGGAGTAACTCCATTTCAACCTACTGATATTACAGTAACTAAGCAAGACGATTGCTATGTTATAGAAGGTAGTTACGGTATAGATATATTCTCTAATCATAAGTTTACTGTGTTAGTCAATGGCAAACTAGTAACATACACTCGCTTAGAAGATATACCGTTTGAGATTGACAATGTAATTAACTTTGCCCCAGATGACACACACGACATCACATTCACTTACACGTTCAAACGGCAAGATGAATTAATTAAATACACACACTGGATACATCATGACATGAGCCCATGGGAAAAGATATTGCCAGAATTAGTAGCTAGAGAAACAAACGGAGGATGGAATCGTGCCCGCAGTAACTAGAGTTGGTGACGCAGACGTAACACACTGTTCGGGTATGACACGTGCCGTCGGTAGTCCGGATACGTTCTGTAATGGTATTCCTATTAGCCGTCAAGGCGATGTAAATACAGGACATTTATTACCAGGAGCACCTTGCCCCGGCCATTCGGCACCGATAGCTGCTGGTAGTGCTACTGTATTTGTTAATGGTAAGGGTATGGGTCGAGTAGGTGATGCTATCGCTGGGTGTACTGCGGTAGCTGCTGGTTCGGGCGATACGTTTGCTGGTTAATGTTTTTTAGCAGTATTCATAAAAATAAGAAAATACAAGCTGTAACGATCTTTGTCTGCTGTACGGTTGAACCCTTCGTGCCACGCATCGTTTGTATTAGCAGCAAACCACCCCTGGGCATAACCTGTAGGTATACGTAACGGATTATTTCCGTTTTTATCGGAATAGAAGAAAGTACTTTGGTTAGGATCGTCTCCCTCAGTGAAGAATATCATGCCGTTTCCTATTATACGCCGATTGTCTAGATGCGTAGCAGCATGATACCCGGGCTTATCTAAAGTCCAAAGAGCACTAGAATGCGTAATGTTATCAAGCTCTTCAGCTGACAATTTCCACTCATTGAAGTATTCTTCGTCTTGATACATATTTTTAATTATTTTAAGGCAAGCAGAATCTTGTGTAAACCATTCAATGATGTATTTTAATTTTTCACTCTTGAGAGTTGGCGCACGAAACTTGCCCAATAAACCCTCAGATTCTGAGCTGATCCAATCCTCTTGTTTAAGGTCAGTTAACAGCTCTTCATAACTATAAGGGAATTCAGTTAAGAATGTTTCGTATACAAAATTACGTTTTTTGTCAAATATAATATCCATACTAATATTTACCCAATAAATAACAACATGAAAATAGAATTCAGTCAAGCAAGATATTTGCTATCGTCGATTAAATTTGACCCAGGTGTAGATCACACAACGTTAATAGAAGAACTTAAAAAACAAAAGTGGACTAGTTGGGGAGAAAGTGTTCCTATGGGACACGAAAACTATAACTGGAGTCGACGCTACAGATTAATGCGTGAAGATATAACTAGTCCTTTGTTAAAACAAATACACGATTTCTTACAAAGCATCGACACGCACGAACCTTTATTAGAAGCACTATATTCTTTTAATCCCGGATTCGAAGGTATGTGGAGCCTATCGAAAGATCAAATGCGCAAGTGGGCAACACTACACATGGAATTTATGTTAGACAAACCTGGATTTAAATTAGAACCACACAACGACTATCGTAGACTTGTCGGCGCAGGCATGATATATTTTACAGAACATAATGACCCTGATGTAGCTACAACATTTTACGAAGATCGCCAATTAACTAATCCTGTAGTAATGAACACAGAGTTTGGCTCAGGCTGGTTTGCGGCAAATGCTTATGAGAATTACCACAGTGGTATTAATAATAGCAACTACGATAGATATAGTGTCTTATTAGGCCTAACAATTAAAACTCCGGATGAATATGACCGATAATCGCAAAGTATGGCCAATAAAATCAGATACCTCATGCTACCTTAAATGGTCATGGAGTACGATCTATCTCAATCGTGCTACTACTGCTAGTTGTCATCGCACAGTACACAACGATTTAACTGTAGAAAACTTTGATAATTTCCACAACCTACCTAAAAAGTTAGATGACCGTAAGCGTATGCTTGCTGGTGGGTGGCCTGAGGAAAGTGAAACAGATAAGTTCGGCCTTAACGGCTGTACATATTGTAAGCACATGGAAGACAAAGGCGGAGTTAGTGATCGCCTAGTGCAACTGCGTAATCTTAAAGGTGTGTTTGAAACCCACACCAACGTACTGCCTCCGGAACTTATCGAAAATCCAGAAGCCATAGAAGTTACTCCTACTATTGTAGAAGTCTACTTTAACAATGTATGTAACATGGCCTGCTTGTACTGTGGTCCGCATTTCAGTACCATGTGGGAAGAAGAGAATCGCAAATTTAGTGCTGTGGAAGATGGCATTTTAGTTAACCCAAGTTGGGAACGTGATCAAACTCGCTATGATGATATGCGTGATAAGTTGTTTGAGTGGTTACGCATTCACGGGCATAAGATCTGGAACTTTGGTATGTTGGGTGGCGAACCCTTCTTCCAAAAAGAATTTGACATGGTCTTAGATCATTGGGACAACTATCCTAACCCAGACCTGTTCTTTACTATTGTTACCAATCTTAAAGTAGAGCATAAGCGTTTTGTTGGCTATATTGATAGACTTAAACGTATGGTTGACGATAAAAAGATTAAACATCTTAATATCAGTGCTAGCATGGACTGTTGGGGTCCGCAGGCAGAATACATTCGTTGGGGATTAAAACTTAGCGAATGGGAAAAGAACTTTGAGTACATGGCCAAACAAGAATGGATTATTCTTAATGTTAATCTAACCATTACTCCACTTAGTATTAAAACTCTACCCGAGCTTATTGAGAAACTAAATGCTTTAGATAAGTTTAGAGCACCTACTAAGCATATCTGTATTAGTTTTATGCACGTCTTACAACCTACACAGTTAAACCCCTTGTGGTTTGGCCCTGGTGTATTTACTGAAGATATGCAGAGAGTCATTGACGTCATGCCTACGGTCACAGAATATCAGCGGAACTTTAAAGAGTATATGGCAGGTATTGCTAACAGCATAGAAAAGACACCGCGTGATCCTAGTAAAATTCTTATGCTAGAAACCTACTTAAATGAAATGGATCGTCGCAGGGGCACTAACTGGCGAGATTTGTGGCCTTGGTTAGAAGATCAATTTGCGCAAGCGCACCAGGAAGTGTTGTAAAAATACAACATTTTATCAAACTATGTTGTCAAAAGGCAACACTCTGTTAACGACTACGATAAATACGTATACACTGATAGTATAACATTAGTGTTATCCATTAAAAGGAGAAGTAAAGTAATGAAGAAATTATTATTAGCAACATTATTAGCTGGTATGTACTCTACAGCAAACGCAGGTATTCAAGTTCCGGCAGGTGATTGGACATTAGACATTGGTGGCGTTGTTAACGCTTACTATACAAACACACGCGGCACAGGTAGTGCAGTGGTTGGTGGTCTAGGTGGTCCTAATGCCAATGCTCAACGTAACGAATCAAACATTACAACAGGCTTGTTACCAAACGTATTATCAATTTCTGGTAAATCACGTCAAAATGATTTAGACATTGGTTTTACAATCGCTATTAACCCAGGTGCTTCAACAACACAGGGTGGCGATCAAGGTGCTAATCAAGAAAATCGTCAAGCATTTTTAACTATCGGTGATAAATCATGGGGTAGTGTAAAACTAGGTAAAGACCTGGGTATTTTTGCTAGTGATGCTATCTTAAACGATATGACATTGTTAGGTGTTGGTGCAGGTGCTGGCGCACTAGCTGGTAACACAACTACATTAGGTCGTATCGGTAGTGGCTTTATGTATGCTGACTGGAAATCACAAGTTGCTTACACATCACCAAACTTTGACGGCTTCCAATTCACAGTAGGTGTAACACAGGCATGGAACGCTCAAACAGCTGATCTAAATGCCGTAACTGCTGGCGTACAAGCTGCTTCAGCTACATCAACAGGACGCGGTGGTGCTCAACCAGCATTTGAAGGTAAAGTATCTTACTCATTAGAAGGTCCTATTGCTGCTAAAGTATGGTCAAGTGCTATTTCACAAAAAGTTGAAGGTGTAACTGGCTCTGCCGCAGATGACCGCGCTTATGCTTGGGACGTTGGTACTAATTTAGCTGCTGGTCCATATGGCTTAACTGCTTACTACTATGATGGTAAAGGTATTGGTCGTACTATTCAATTAGTAGACGGGTTTGATACTACAGGTCGTCGTCGTGATTCAAACGGTGGCTACGTTCAAGGTACATACACATTGCCTACAGCAACTAAACTTGGCGTAAGCTGGGGTCAAAGTAAACTAGGCCGTAACAGTGGTGAAACAGCTACCGCATTGGTTTCGAAAAACGAAATGTGGACTGTTGGTGCTTATCACCCACTCACAAAACACGTGAACTTAGTAGCTGAATACTCAGACGTTAAATCAGAAGCACAAAACGGTGCTGAAGGTAAATCACGTTCAGTATCGGCAGGCGCTATCTTATTCTTCTAAGAATAATTTAGTTTAACCAAAAAAGCTCACTTCGGTGAGCTTTTTTTTGACTATAAATAATAAAGCATATATAATAGTATCATGATAAAAATTAGTCTAGACACCAAAGTAAAAATGTTGCAAACGTTTGCCTATGTTGGTTTTATTTACACCATGGCATATCAATTTAATTTAATATATCTGCTATTAAGTTTGGCATTTAGCTGGATATTATTCCTAATAGGCGCTAGCATGGGCCTACACAAATACAGTAGTCATAAAAGTTTTGAATGTAAACACCCTGCCTTTAAGGTGATTATGTTATTTTGTAGTTCTATCCTTAGCCTAGGTAGCAATATTAGTTGGGCCGCTACTCACCGTAAACATCATCAGTTCAGTGATAAACCAGAAGACCCACACAGTCCTAACACTCATGGCGGTGGAGTTTGGCGCAGTATTAAACTTTGGTTTTATTATTTCCCTACCTATCATATTAACCCAAGAACAGTTAAAGACTTGATGTCAGACTCTACACATAAATTTTTCCATCATCATTATTTTAAAATTGTGCTAGGGTATGTATTGCTGCTGTCTCTAATAGATATTAAGTTAGCCTGTTACCTTTACTTTGTTCCGGTAATTTACGGATTTACTGCTATCAGTTATATCACAGTGCTAGCACACAATACTTGGTTGTCTCGGTTTGGCTATAAGAATTTTGATAGTCGAGATTTAAGTTTTAACAGTCGTGTGGCTAGTGTTTTTGTGCCAGGCGACGGCAATCATAATAATCATCATGCTAGACCAGGCGCCGCCCGCAATAAGTTCACAGATCAAGATTGGGATTTGGGTTTTTGGCTAATCAAATTGATTGGGCGTGTGCCAAATAGAGTTCAGTACAACCAACACTTTCCTACTTAAGAAAACGGATGATCCAACCAGCTGGATCAAAGCGTTCATTAACTTCTTGATAATTGTATTTTCCGGGATAGACATGGTGGCTGTGGTGATATCCTTCTCCAGCAAACAATACTGTAAAGAACAAACTATCCCAGCTGTGGTCTAGTTCGTTGTAACTGTTTGTGCCATTAAACAATTTCTTCCATCGAGGGCTGTGCGCTACAACAGTGACATAGCTCATCCCTAAAAATACATACACTGCCGGTAAAGCAAAGAAATACACAAAGTACATTGGACCAACTAACAATAGACTAGCAGGAACCACTGACCATATTGTCCAATAGTTTTTATGAAAGAATTTGTAATCGCTATCGGCTGTTAGGTCTTTAACTATTCTGGGACTAATAGTGCTAGTAGGGAAATGATAGAACCACAACTTAATATTGTGCCATAAACTATCAGTCAATATAAACGGATCAGTCGGACCGTCACTATCTCTATGATGTTGACGATGCCCAGCAGCAAATCCTATACTAGTACCTAGAGTTGTTTGCGTACCTGCCCATAATAGGAATAACTTTATTAATCTATTACGCGGCTCAAATGTTCGATGACTTGCCCATTTGTGTAAACTAATACTAACTCCAACGCAAAATAATACCCAACCTATTAATAATCCCCATAAGAATAACTCTAAGTCAAAGACAAATACTAATGTAAATAATACCGTTAGATATAACAGTGATTGGACAATCAAAGTCTGCTGATAGTTTGACAAGTTTTTTACATGATAGTATAATTTAAGCATAATTATATTTACTTATATGACAATCACTGACAAAAAATCACCATTGGTAATTATCGGCTGTAGACAAACGTGGGACTTTATAGTCGACACCTGCGCGGCCTTAGATATAGAAGTTCTGGGATTCTTAGATCAATACTATGCTGGTCGTATTGAGTCAGTCGACGGACTACCTTGCTTAGGTAGTGAACTTGATCTAATATCAAATCCTAAAAAATTCAATGACGCTAAATTCTTTGTAGGTAACTTCTGGGATGGTAATAGTAACCTAGGCAGTGACGTCCTAAGTGGCTATCAATTACGCCTACAACGAATTAAGTTTATAGATGATCTACAGCTACCGTTACATACTTTAATAGATCCACGCAGTCTTTTAAGTAAAAATGTAGAATTCGGACCAGGAACATTTGTTAGCCGAGGTGTAAACATCAGAGGTGGGGCACGTGTAGGCCAACATTGTAACCTATTGGACAATTCAGGTTTTGCCAACGACGTTACAGTTGGTGACAACTGTATACTAAGTGCTGGTGCGTACTTAATGAGCAATGTTATCTTGGGCAATAATGTTTATGTGGGTACTAAGGCCACAGTGTTAAATGGACATAGTGCTAAACAGCCTAACGTAACGATTGGCGACAATTGTAAAATTTACGCACATGAACTGGTAACAAAAGACATGGAGCCTGGAACTACTGCGGCCTATGGAAAATTATTAAAAAGAACTGATCTGTGATATTATTATTCAATGTAAAAATTACCAGCCAAGGACTAAGTTATTATCATCGCAGTGACTGGTTACCTAAATATAGTCGAATGGACATATTTAAATATTGCCTGGCTAGTTACGCAGCAATGCTACCAGTAATTTCTAAATGTATTTTCTACATTCAAATTGAAGCTGAGTTTGCTAATCGTAAACAAGAGCTAGAAGAATATATCTACACGTTGTTTCCTGATGTAGAGCTACATTGGCACCGTATCAATCATACCAGAGACTGGCGTACACTATGCGAACAGTTTACAGATGACAATGAACTAATCTTCTTTGCTGGCAATGACGACCATATCTTCATTGACAGTAGTTTGGATATGCTACGTGCTGGTATTAAAAATCTACAACAAGACCCTAATCCCTACAGTGTAATCTATTACAGCCATTGGCCTGAACAGATGCGATTGAGTAAGCACCATAACTGTGAACTTACAGCAGATGGGAACTATGTCAAATATACTTGGCGTACCTTTGATGCTATACGTATTCTTAAGGTAGCACGCTTTAAGAAGTATTGGGCAGACAATGAATACGGCGATGAAGTGGTATTCCGCACAGATACACTGTGGCACAAAGGTTACGAGCTAACCGCTCCAGTATACGCACCATTGCGCGAGCTAGTCAGACATTACGACGGATACAGTCACGTAAGCCCACAGATAATTAACGTTGCTCCGCCGTTGGTTATCCCGGATGGCTTCTTTGGTACTGGTATGGAAATACGTATCGGCTACACTGAAAGAGATAACACCTGGACTAATTTTAATCCTACTAGCCAATGGCTCTATGCTGCCCAACCCACAGGTACTGATTATCGTTGGGTTCAAGAAGATATTCCTTTATTTTGGAAGGATAAGATTGTTTGGGTTGACACAAATGAAGACTATGATCAACTAGCAATGAAACAAGCACGTGATGCAGCCTATATAGCTAGCACACGTGTACCTATGCATTGTTATAGCACCGACTTTGATCATACCAATAGCATACCAGTTGAATGGCTAACTCCACATTTGAGATCACGTGGCTAACTTAATAAAAACATTTCGTGGCTTTAGCGGCAATCAAATATTCCTAATGGAAAACGAGCAGGGCTTGTTTGTTAGGAAAGTTGGGGCAGTTGGCCGAAACGTAGAACGACTAACAGCCTTAAGATTAGGTGGATATCCTGTGCCTTATATAATTAGGAATAGTGATATTACCCTAGACATGGAATACATACACGGCCTAGATATTAAAACATATCTTAAGAGCCATCAACCTAATCGTCTACTACAATTTTTAATTGAACTTATAGCACAACTAATGGGAGATCAATCGCTTAAAGACTATACCGAAGTTTATAAATCTAAACTATCTGAAATAGACTTTACTCTACTACCATTTACTGCTGAAGAACTTATAGCCAGATTGCCCACACACTTACCACATAGCAATTATGTAGGTGACCTGACATTAGAAAATATCATTTACACAGAAGGTGGATTTTATCTAATTGACTGTGCTACTATAGAATATGACAGTTACGTATTTGACATTGCTAAATTGTGTCAAGACTTGGATTTACATTGGTTTACTCGTAACGATGATATTGTATTAGATGTTAAAACAAATTACATCAGTCAGCAACTTAAGTTATGCTATCCAGAAGCAGATAATGATTACTTGTTAATCCTAATGCTACTACGTGTTTATAGACATGCTCAACGAGGTACGTTTGAGCATATATTTTTATTAGAAGGAATTAAACGATTATGGAAATAATTGTACCAGCCGCAGGATTAAGTACACGCTTTCCGGGTATGCGCCCTAAGTACAGTCTTGCTGACTATACTGGTGACATGATGTTTGAACGTAGTATTGCTCCTTACCTGGGTAAGCATCACATCACAATAGGGTTGATAGAAGAAAATGAACAACGGTATTCGGTTGTAGATTATATTCTAGACAAATATCCCAACGACATTACTGTTATTGTTTTACCTAATCGTACAACTGGCCCAGCCGACACAGTATATCAGATCATCAAAGCCGCAGAAATTGCCCCAAGTACGGAGATATTAGTTAAAGACTGCGATAGTTTCTTTAACCACGAATACCAAGAAGGCAATTATGTCTGTGTAAGCAGTATTAAAGATCACGACGTGCTTAAGAAGTTAGGCAGTAAAAGTTTTATTATCAGCAACGATCAAGGTATTATTACTAGCATTATTGAAAAACAAGTGATCAGTGATAAATTCTGCGTTGGCGGCTATAAGTTTGCTAGTGCTAGTATGTTTGTTGACGCATATAATCGCCTTAATGCGGCTAATGTAAAAGAAATCTTTGTTAGCCACGTTATCGAACAGTGCCTAAATGATCAACACATTTTTAAAGAATCATTAGTCACTGACTATGACGATGTGGGCACCGCTGAAGATTGGTTTGAGTATAATGACAAAGCAGTGGTGTTCTGTGATATAGACGGTACAATTATTGTGGCGCAGAATCGTATGAAGGATGATCCAGTTACACCATTGCCTAAAAACATTGAACGAGTTAAACAACTAGTAGCCAACGGCGGCCAATTAATCTTTACCACAGCTAGGCCCGAAAGCCGTCGCAAAGAGGATATCGCCATGCTTAAGAGCTTGGGCTTTGTTGACTTTGAATTAATCAGTGGGTTAAAGAATGTTAAACGTATCCTTATTAATGATTATAATGAAGCAAATCGGTATCCGCGTGCTATTGCTGTTAATTTAAAACGTGATAGTGATAATTTAACAGATTTTATTTGACTTATTCACAGATATAAGGTATACTAATTATATGAAATATACACAAGAAGAAATCATACAACTTGCTAAAGAAGTAGAACTTAGTGATGAAATTGATTGGGAAGGCCTACCTTTAGAAAAGGACAGGATCTATCAATTAGTTGGCAGTCAAGCGTATGAGTTATATCAACATTACACGCAAAGTGACGATGGCGAAGCAATATTGTTAGCAACAGTAACTAAACTGTTAGTAGAGAATTTTGTATTAAATCTAAAAGTAAACTCAATCTAAGGAGAGCAACATGGCAAAAACAAACGCAACATTTAAATTTGGTAAAATGAACAAGATTCAATTGGGTGGGATATTAGATCCAGAGGCACGTCGCATTTATAAAAACGCAATGGTTGATGCTCAGTCAAGTTTTACGGCCAGCAAAAATCGTAAGTTTAGTGAATTGCGTTCTAGCAATACTCCGCAATTACCTAAGGCTGAATAATATGGATTATAAAGTCGCAGACATTGGCCTAGCCGCATGGGGCCATAAAGAAATAGCAATTGCGGAAACGGAAATGCCGGGATTAATGGCAGTTAGAGAAGAATACCGACTACAGCAACCACTTGCGGGTGCTCGTATCGTAGGGTCATTACATATGACTATTCAAACTGCGGTGCTAGTACAGACACTTATCGCCTTAGGTGCTGATGTACGCTGGTCAAGCTGTAACATCTTTAGTACACAGGATCATGCGGCAGCTGCCTTAGCTGAACAAGGTGTTCCTGTGTATGCGTGGAAAGGTGAAACAGAAGCTGATTACTGGTGGTGTATTGAACAGACAATCAGTGGTAAAGAAGGTTGGACACCAAATATGATCTTAGATGACGGCCATGACCTAACTTGGTATATTCATCAAAACTATCCAAACTTACTAGCAGGCATTCGCGGAGTTACAGAAGAAACCACAACAGGTATCCATAAGATCAACGAAGCTATTGCCAACGGCAGTTTTAAACTACGTGCTATTAACGTTAACGATAGTGTAACTAAAACTAAATTTGATAACTTATACGGATGTCGTGAAAGTTTAGTTGATGGTATTAAACGTGCTACTGATGTTATGATCGCAGGCAAGATTGCTGTGGTAGCAGGGTTTGGAGATGTGGGCAAAGGTAGTGCGGCTGCATTACGTGCCTTAAGTGCTCAGGTTTGGGTAACTGAAGTAGATCCAATCTGCGCACTACAGGCCGCAATGGAAGGCTATCGTGTGGTTACTATGGACTATGCCGCAGACAAAGCAGACATCTTTGTAACAGCCACAGGTAACATCAACGTTATCACTCACGATCACATGGCAGCTATGAAGAACAATGCTATTGTATGTAACATTGGACACTTTGACAGTGAGATTGACATTGCTAGTATTACTGGCTACGAGTGGGATGAGATTAAACCACAGGTAGATCATGTGACCATGCCAAGTGGCCGTAAGATTATTGTTCTAGCCAAAGGTCGACTAGTAAACTTAGGTTGTGGTACAGGACATCCTAGCTTTGTTATGTCAAACAGCTTTACTAATCAAGTGTTAGCACAAATTGAAATGTTCCAGAACTGGGAAGACTACAATACTGGTAGTATTCATTTGTTGCCTAAACACCTAGATGAAAAAGTGGCTAAACTACACCTAGCACAAATTGGTGCGCAACTAACAGAGTTGTCAACGGATCAGGCTAACTATATTGGCGTTAGAGTTGAAGGACCGTTCAAACCAGACACTTATCGCTATTAATCTAGCCAAAAAGTAAAGAAAAAGGCATCTTATGGTGCCTTTTTTGTTGACTATTGATTCAATTGGTGTTACTATTGTAGAGTAAGAGTTTATAATCAATTAAGGAATTATATAATGTTTGAATCAATTGAAATTCGTAAGGTAACTAACGGTTTTATTGTTATCCTAAACACAGAAGACGAAGCAAAAGAGTTTGTGTTTGATACAAGCCGTAAAGCAATTAAATTTATTAAAGAATACGTTGAAGCCAAAGTTGCCCAAACGGCATAATTTTTCCACTGAATAGTGTTAAAATAAATACGTTATAGCAAGAAATTCAACGAAAAGTGGAGAAATCAATGTCAAAGACCGTTCTAGTAACTGGCGGCGCAGGCTTTATCGCGCACCACGTTATTGAAAACCTATTAAGAAATACCGATTGGAATATTGTAAGTTTAGATCGCCTAGACTTTAGTGGCAACTTAAATCGCCTAAGTGATATGATGGCAAACTTCGATACAGAAACACGCAAACGTGTTAAAGTTGTGTTCCATGATCTACGTGCTGAATTAAATCCAATGGTTGCTCGCGACATTGGTGACGTTAACTACATCCTACACCTGGCGGCAGGATCGCACGTTGATCGCTCAATTGAGTTCCCAATGGAGTTTGTTTGGGACAATGTGGTTGGCACAGGCCACATCTTAGAGTTTGCTCGCAAACTACCTAACCTAGAACGCTTTATCTACTTCTCAACAGATGAAGTATTTGGTCCAGCACCAAATGGCGTAAACTACGGTGAGCGTGATCGTTACAATAGTTCAAATCCATACTCAGCAACCAAAGCCGGCGGTGAAGAATTAGCTGTAGCGTTTGAAAATACCTACAAGATGCCTATTTACATTACACATACAATGAATGTGTTTGGTCAACGTCAACACCCAGAAAAGTTTATTCCAATGTGTATTCGTAAGGTAAATGATGGCGATGCTATTACTATCCACAGCGACAGCACACGTACAATTCCAGGCAGTCGTTTTTACATCCATGCCGCAGACGTAGCTGATGCTATGTTCTTCTTGCTAGGCCTAGACTCAACTAAACTTAAACCAGACTACGGTGATGCTAAATGTCCTAAGTTCAATCTAGTAGGCAAGCAAGAGATCAACAACTTACAGTTGGCACAGATCATCGCTGATGCTCAGGGCAAAGAACTTAAGTATGAAATGGTCGACTTCCATAGCAGTCGTCCAGGGCATGACCTACGTTACGCACTAAGCGGTGACTACATGCGTGAATTGGGTTGGGAACCTAAGGTTAGCCTAACAGAACGTATCGGTGAAGTAGTACAATGGACACTTGACAATGAGAGATGGTTACGATGCTAATTGATATTTTTAATAATTTAGAGCGACACTGTGGTAAATGGAGTCATTACTTTGACATCTATGAACAACACTTCAGCAAGTATGTTGGCCGCAAACCTGTAGTAGTTGAAGTTGGTATCTGTCGTGGTGGCAGTGCTGAAATGTGGCAAAAGTATTACGGCGATGGCGCAACTATTGTTGGTATTGACATTGATCCTAATGCGTTTAAACCCGAGCACCAAACTCCGGGTTGTATTCAGGTCAACGGTAACCAAGGCGATCCTACGTTCTGGGACGAGTTCTTAAAAGAATACCCCGTTATTGATGTGTTCTTAGACGATGGTAGTCATCGTGTAGATCATCAGATCCTAACCTTACAAAAGGTATGGCCACATATCAGCCAAGGTGGTGTTTATATGTGTGAAGATACACACACTAACTATTGGCCAGAATATGGTGGCGGACTTAAAAATCCTAGCACATTCTTACAGTATGCTAAACTAGTATCAGACACTATGAATAGTAGCTATTACAAAGGTATGGACCAGCATCCAGACAATATGATGTTTGCTGACTTCTACAAAGATCTAGTAGGCATGCACTTCTATGACAGCGTAGTAGTAATGGACAAAAATGTCAAACAACCAATCACTAACCTATTGAGTACACCAGTATGAGTAAACACACAGTTCTAATTACATCGGCGGTATACAGTAACTATGGTATCTATACACCAGAACAACGTATACAACAAACATTGGATACAGCACGTAGCGCACGTAAGTATCTACCGGACGCAACAGTAATCTTAGTTGACAACAGCAAAGTTGATGTACAAAACGACGATAGTCCCGAGTTCAATGAACTACTAGATACAGTCGACTACTATATTGACAACAGCGATGATAAAGATATTCAATACTTCCATAACAATGTTCAAAACTTTGACATTGGTAAAAATGCTATGGAATGTTTGGGTATGGCCAAGGCCTTAGCATACATCCAGTCTGATGAGGATATCATGA